CAAATCAATTTTATTAGAGTCTTCATACATCTCAAACCATTCTTGCGAATAGTCACAGTCTTTATAATTTTTAAAATATGGTCCACCTTTTGTATAGTGTACTAACTTTGCGCTATAGTTATGTTCATATTCACCTACTAACCAATTCCATTCTTCATCTATCTTACCAATTAAGTCTTCACTTTCTAACCATTTGAATTGATGAAGTTCTAAACCACTGGCGTTGTTTACATAATCTGGTGTTAACGCTAAACATTTACTACAATTAAATATCATCATACTTGACCAATTCTTTTTAGGATAAACTGTTTGTGGTTGATTTTTAAACTTAACTGTGGTGTTTGGTGTATAGTCGTGTTGTACACATTGAACAGCGTATTGTGTTGTTCTTTGTCGCCATAGTAAAGATATATCAGCACGAGCCAACATATCACAATCCATAAAAATAGCGTGACCTGAATAGTTACAAAGATACGGAACCAAAAATCTACTAAACGCAAACTCTGTTGATTGTATTTGTAATCTTTCTCTAACAAATATATCTTTAATGTTTTGTAATCGTATCGGTGTAATTGATATTGGTTGTGTGGAGTGTTTTAATAAACTATGTGATAATGTACTAAATGCCACCTTTTCACTGTCATCATATCCTATAAAAATTCTAATCATTTTCTTTTAACCATTCTGGACTATTTGGTTTATATTTTCTTCTACCTTTTTTGTGATCTATATATGGATTAATTTCTTTATCTCTAGCGATCACGTGTCCACCCTGTCCATCGCCTTTGTTTCTTTCTTTTACTTTAATCATATTTCTTGTATTATCAAATGCGTGACAATCTGTTTTATTTTCCATATCCCAAATTGTATCTTTGATATAATGATTTATATAAGTTTCAAAAAACGTTTTACTTATATCTAATGTACAATTAAAACCTAATACACCACATTCTGTATAATTACTTCTACCATAAAAAGTTGTAAATGTATCATCTGGTATAAATGTATCTATGAAATTATCTGGTATTTGTTTAGTAAATATATTATCAGCGTCTAACCACATAAACTTTTTCTTTAGTTTACTTGCGTGATATTGTGCGAATACTTTATAACAAAATCTCACAGCGTTTTGTAAAAAATTACTATAATCTAACCAAATTTTATCTTTATGTCTTGTAACAAAATGTCTTAACTCCGGTTCTTCCTTAAATATATTTACAAAAGTAAAGTTAGGGTGATCTGTAAATTTAGTATCATCTTCTACATAACAAATTATTTTAATCGTTTGTTTAGTATCAATATATGTTTGGATAAACTGATGAGCGTAATCATCATACAATCTTTGATTAAAAGTTGTGATGAAAAAATTATCTTCGTCTGTCCAAATTAACTTATTCATATCGTTTTAAATCCGCTTGTATCATATCTCTTACTAAAGTTTCTAATGTATGTTTTGGATGCCATAGTAATCTATGTCTAGCTTTGGTATTGTCACCAACTAGTAAATCTACTTCTGCTGGTCTAAAAAATTTTGGATTAGTTTTGATAATATAATTACCTTTTTCATCTAATACTTCGTGTCCTTTAAATTCATATTTGATATTTAATTCATCTAAACATCTTGTAATGAAATCTTTTATTTGAATTGTTTTACCTGTTGCGATAACATAGTCGTCAGCTTCTTCTTGTTGTAACATTAACCACATCGCTTCAACATAATCTTCAGCGTGACCCCAATCTCTATATGATTCTAAATTACCAAGTTCTAATACTTTACCTGTTTTAGTCCACTCTACTAAACCTTTTGTAATTTTTCTAGTTACAAATTCTTCACCTCTCATTGGACTTTCGTGGTTAAATAAAATACCACTACACGCAAAGAGATTATAACTCTCTCTATAATTGACAGTTAAGAAATGTGAATAAGCCTTGGCGCAACCATATGGACTTCGTGGATAAAATCTAGTTGTTTCATTCTGTGGAGTTTCTGTAACTTTACCGTACATCTCACTTGTTGACGCTTGATAAAATCTAATCTTTGGGTATTTGTTTCTTATAACTTCAAGTATATTTAAAACACCTAAAGAGTTTGTGATTGTAGTAACTTGTGGTTGTTCAAATGATAATCCAACAAATGATTGAGCAGCAAGATTATAAAACTCGTCTGGTTGTACTTTGTCTAAAACTTTTTCTATATTATATGGTTCGCCTAAATCAATATCAACAAATTCTATTTGATCTGTAATACCGAGTTCATCTAAACGCCAGTATCTTTTACCCGTATTACGCCTCTGGGCGCCGTATACCTTGTATCCTTTTGATAATAGTAGTTTCGCTAGATAACCACCATCTTGTCCCGTCACACCTGTTATGATTGCTTTCTTCATAAATTATAACCTACCTTTGCAATATAAAAACTATCAACAATATCTGATATAGGATTACCTATCTTTTCTACATCAAATATTTTCTTCAAGTCCGTGTTTGTTTCTTTAGAAAATGATTCATACATTAAATCTTTATCGGCGTTCCCTTTACCAGTTGCACCTTTCTTAACTACACTTGGTACCACTGTTTCATAATCAATACCAAACTCTTGTAATCTATATTTTAAGATACCACAGTTTTCAGCAATTTGAAATACTGCTTGTCCTTTTGATCCAAAGGAGTAACCTTCTATAAAAACTTTTTGTGATGTATGGATTGTTTCTTTGATTGTGTCAAACGCCCAATCGGATATTTGACTAAATCTACGTATAGGTGTGTCGTATTCTTTATGTTCAAAACCAAATATATTTTTAGTCATTGGTCCTATATGTTTCTTTTTATTTGTTAAAAAGAAAAACTGACTGTTTTCAAATGTAAAATCTTTTGTAATACAAATGGCAGGACTTGTTAAACTATAATCAATTCCAATTATCGTCTTCGGATTCGTTTGTCCAAATTTCTTCATCATCTTCTAGTTCCTCTACTTCGTGTCCACAGAACGGACAAGTTAATGGTTCTAAATCCTGAACCTCTATGTCCCATTCTACTATATATTTAGTTTCGCAACTAGAACAAGTTTTTGGTCTCTTTTCAATCATTATAGTTTGAATTTTTTAAATTGATCTTTTTTAACATCTTGTTTGATACCACCAATCACATAACTTTCAATTTCTGTTTCTTGTGGAGCGTTTTGTGTACTTCTACTATTTAACCAATGGTCAACCCATGGTAATGGATTTGTCTTTTGGTTATAACTTGGTTTTAATCCAATCGCTTTCATTCTTCTATTCGCCATATATTCTACAAACTGGTGTAATAGTTTTTCTGATAAACCGATCATAGAACCTTGAGAGAATAGATAAGTCGCCCATCTCTTTTCTTCTTGTACTGCTTCATCATACATTTTATATACATCATCTTCAGTATCTTTAATTACTTTGTTCATCACTTTATCATTTTCTATATCTCTATAATTGTTTATAATTCTTTGAGATACTGCCAAGTGTTGACTTTCATCTCTGGCGATAAAAGATATAATCTTTGCTGAACCTTCTAATAGTTTTAATTCACCAAACGCAAATGAACAAGCGAAAGATACATAAAATCTTAAACCTTCTAATATGTTTACGGTTACTAAAGCTTTCCATAACTTTTTCTTTAAGTCATATTCATCAACTTTAGTTTTATCTAAATGCCATCTATGACCAGTTTCAATTAAATCATCATAACATTGTGTAACTGATTGTGCTCTTTTCTCTATCTTTTCGTCTTTGATAATAGTATCAAATACGTCACTAGGATCAGAATATAAGTTCTTAATAATGTATGTATAACTTCTACTGTGAATAGTTTCCATAAAGTCCCAAGTTACAATACAACCTTCTAGTTCTGGCAAAGAACAAAATGGTAGAAATGCCAAACAAGGACCACGACCTTGTACACTATCCAACATAGTTTGATATTTTAGATTAGATGTAAAGATTGCTTTTTGTTCTGGTCTTAAATCTGCGTAATCGTTTCTATCTTTTTGTAACGATACTTCTTCTGGTCTCCAAAAATAACCTAGTTGTTGCTGTGTTAACTTGTCAAACAAAGGATACTTCATAGTATCATATCTTTGTACTGCCAAGTCTTCACCAAAGAACATTGGTTGTTTTAAAAAACTGACATCTTTACTTTTATTAAAAACTGATCTAGCCATTGCGTTTATTTATTACTTTCTTATATTGTACAAGAATCACAGTTTTCTGGATCCTCATCTTCTTCTGGTTTGTCCTCGGGCACATTATCATTGAAACCTACTGGATGCGCAGGTTCGTCAATATCTTTTTTAGCATCATATGTGTTTTGATAATATGAAGTCTTCCAACCTAATCTATAAGTTGTTAACAAGTCTTGTGCCATTTGTGATATTGGCACTTGATTATCTTCAAAGTGTTCAGGATTGTATGACCAGTTACCAGAAATTGCCTGGTCAAAATACTTCTGCATTACAGCAACAATATTAATATATCCTTCATTTGATTTCATATCCCACAATAAAGTATAATTGTTCTTTAATTTTCTATATTCTGGTACCACTTGTTTTAGTGGACCTTTTTTAGATTTCTTAACACTTAAATAATCTCTAGGTGGTTCAATACCGTTAGTAGCATTTGAAACCACACTAGAGGATTCAGATGGCATTTGAGCAGAGAGTGTGCTATGTCTTAATCCATGCTCTTTGATTTCTTTCCTTAACCACTCCCAATCATAAGTTAGATTTCTGGTTACAACCTCGTCTACCTCTTTCTTGTAAGTGTCTATTGGTAAGATACCATCAGAATATTTTGTTCTAT